TTTGCAAATATTGGTCAGTTGCGTCTAAATTAGCAAGATTTGCAGCTTCGAGATTTTTTAATGCAAGTATTCTAGCTTTAGTAGTTTCGTCATTAATAATTGCAGCTCTTGTTTCATTTTCAATTAATGTTTTAAGTGACTGTGATAGTGTGAGATTTTGATCAGCAGCTGATTTTTGTGCTGCTTCTAATGCCTTGGTTGTTTCTGCTTGTATTCTTTTTGCCACAGAATCTTGATCAGCCAATTGAATATTAACTTGAAGCTGTTGTGCATATTTTCCATAGGCTGTTAAATTATCACCATTTTTTTGCAATAATTCGGCAGCTGCAGCACTTTGTTCTTTGTTGGCACCAGTCAATAACTGAGTCTTACCTTTGATGATGTCTAATTGATCACTTAATTCTTTGCTGGCGAAAATATCTTTTCTAGTTTGAAGTTCTTGTTGTCTTGCTGCTTCTGCGGCAGCATCTATGGCACTTTTTTCTCTCTTTTTAGCATCTTCCAATTCTTTGGTAGCATCAGTGTTTGTATTGGTTGATGTTGTTGCCTTGTCAGTGCCTTTGGCATAATCATAGATGGCAAGACCGGCAGCACCTAACAATGTTATCAAAGCAGCCAATGGGATTCTATTCATGGCCACTGCTAAACCTGCCACGCTTAATTCTAATGTAGCAAATGCTGCGGCCACAGCTAGAATGGTTCTCACAGTCATTAATATGAAAAATGCTTCAACAACAATGATTAATTTGTCAAAATTATCTCTCAAAAATCTTACAGCATTACCTAAACCTTCACCTATCTGTTTGATAAGTTCAGGATTACTTTTTATTAGATTTGTAATTTGAATAGCTGTTTCAGTCAATGCAGCATTTAGACCTGCTCGACCTATGTCATCAGCAAGATTGCTGGCAGCATCTTTTAATTGACTGAAAGCCATGGATAATGTGCCAGCTTGTTTGCCAGCAGCACCACCATAGTCTTTTTGTAATTGACCTTCTAGTGCTTGTAAAATTAGCTTGGCACCTTCAGCTGTGGCTCCAAGTTTTGATATTTGATCTCTATTAATACCGATGGCATCACTGAGCATTTTATAAACAGGTATACCACGATCAGCAAGTCTGTTTAATTCTTCTAGGCCTAGACCGCCACCCACAGTTCTTGCATATAGATCTGTGATAGCCTGCAATGTGCCAATTTTATCTGCTGATACTGATGCAATATCATTGAATAGTTGCAGTTGTTTAGTTGTTGGCGGAACTCCAGCAGCAGACAATTTAATGTATGCTTCGGTTAAATCTTTGACTCCAAATACTGTGTCTGTGGCAATGCTTTTTAATTCATCAAAAACAGCACTGCCTACTTTTACATCTTTGGTAACAGCACCTAGTGTAGCACGAAGAGTTTCAAATTCTGCAGCAGTTTGCACAACCTCTTTGACTACAAAACTACCCGCAATGGCACTACCTAATTTGATAATATCACTGGCAATGCCACTGGCAAGAGTGCCAGTGGATTTCATGTTACTTTGTATACTATCTAAATTAGAATTAACACTTCTGGTCCCAGGACCAGTTTGATCATCTAATCTTACGGTTATTTGCGTGTCTGCCATTTGCCATTGTCCTTTGTTCGCGTTTATGAGTTAGATTATAAAATCCAGCCCATAGACGAAATTCCATAGTAGACATTTCTAACAATTCATCTAAGGACTTACCGAGATCTTTGGCCAGTTGCATCATGAACCAAAGATCCGGGTCCTCTGTTAGTTTTTTTCTACATCACCAATACTGGGCAATTCACTACCATTCAAAATCTTGCTTAGAGCAATAATAACATTGGGATCTGCTTCATTCATTAAAGCAGCCTTGTCTGCTTGAGCAAACATAGGTTTTCCATTTTCATCTAAGGCTTTGTTGATCACGGTTTGAATTAAGGCTTCTACACTTTTATTTTGTTGAGCTAGTTCAACAATTTGTGCTTCTTGCTTTAATGTTGTTACATTTCTGTAATAAACATCTATGCCCCATTCTTCTACATGATGTTTTCTTAATTCAGTAGTAAGTTTGCTTTGAAAATGCTGTTGCACTTTCTGTATTGCTGTTAATTTTGATTGGTTCATTTTATTTCCTTGTTTGTTTTATCTACGCCTGCGGCAATGCCTTGTTTAACAAAACCTTGTCGGGCTTGGCTCGAATAACCATCTTCTAGACGCTGGATATATGGAACATTATTATTAATAATTGCACCACTGGTTCCAGTTCTATTTTGCCATCCTCGCCTTGCCCTTCCGGATTTTATTGGTGTTCTTACACGTATCTCTTCAGTGATATTTGTAGATAGACTAGACACAGTTTTAGCAACAAAAGCTGTTAAATCTGTATTAGCCTTATCAAATCCCTCAGCAGATAGTGTAATTAACATTAGGCGTTACCGTATTTCCAAGTTGTTGGAGCACCACTGCCTTGGAAGTCAACTGAGGCGGTGATTAGACCGTCGTAGCTGGCTGTTACAGCAAAACTGGTTACAACAATAACACCGGCAAATTTAGTTCCTGCAACTGCTGAATCTGGAAATAATTCCACAGTGATTTCTGTATCAGTGTCAGGGTTTAATGATGTAGTAACTTCTGCACCAGAGGTATCAGAATAATTAATGGTCATTGAACCGCTCCAAGTCTGTAGACCTTTCTTGTAGGTTCTGTGGCTGTCGCCCATTACTGTGTCTTCGACAGTGTCACGAGTGATACTGACGTTCCAGCTTTGGACTTCTGCTACGGCTGTGAATGTTCCTGTGCCGTCTTTTAATTTTACTGCTCCGTTGGAGCCTTCATAAGTTGCCATTTGCATCTCCTTGATTGTTATAGGCAAATACCTCATCTACTGGTTCAGAAATCCCTATGACTTCTGGTGCAATAACGGGTATGATGTCAGCTTCGGCTTTGATAACTCGGCCTGGCCTGACCTTTTTAGATGCTGGTGGTTCTTGACTCCAACCTTGCTCTAAAAATCGTGACAGATATCTTGATTTAACAACCATCTGTTCTGAATCTTTGTAAATGATTATCATGTTGTTCCTTTTAGATAGGTGTATCTTACTTCTACATCTATTTCTAATTCGCCTAGTGGTGCTAGTCTAGGAATAACCCTAATAGCACGAACTTGACTAATCATTGTGGTATTGTCAGTGCCGCGTCTGCGATCACTGTCCAATGTTTCTTCAATGCGTTCTATGATATCATTGCGTAGACGATCTAACTCTACGCCCCTGACAAAAACACGCAAGACCATGGTTAAAATACCTTGTCTACGATTAGTCTTCATAGTGACATCTGTGCGTGTTTCATTTAATGTTTGTATGTAGATGGCAGGAAATTGCGTGATGGCTAATTTCTCTACTTCAAAATATTCTCTAGTGACCAAGACCGGCTTTGGGTCTGACATGTCTTTGAGAACATCTACAATATTTTTGGCAATGTCTTCTCTAATGCTCACAGTTTATCTCCTTAATCTTAGGAAATAACTGGGCGTCTTTTCTGAATCTGTAATTGTGCCATTGCTGTCAATGTCATATTCTACACCATCACGGATTACAAGATCTATTTCTTCACTATACATTCTTTTGTAGTATTCCATTTTCATATGGAACATGTCTAGTTCAGGTTCGAATCTGCTGAGTTTGCTGTAGATATAATAGCCTAGAGCACAATACACAGTGGCTCTGGTCATTTGACTTGGTGTAAGTTTGTTGGCATCCATTTCAAGATTGGTGCCAATAATTGTTATATCAAACTTGCCAATTTGTTGAGTAGGCCACCAATTGATGCGGAGGTAACGTTCTACATCTGCCTGTGCTTTGATTAAACTATCATCAAAATCTTGCACACCATAATCAAGGATGGTGGGTTCATATTCTTTGACGTTAGAGATTGTGGCGAATGTAGCCATTTATGGCCTCCTGTAAGTCCTACTCAAGGGTAAGTTGTTCTGCGTGGAGTCCTTCTCCACTGTAGAGTATTTATTCAAGGCAAAAGAAAAGGGCTAGAATATAGCCCTCTTCTAATAGATCAATTAAGATCAGTTTGTGATGCTTGCGTCTGTAGTGATCATTACACCGTGTAGGTCAAACAATTCACCAACTGCATAACTCATTGAAGCAACAATTTCTGTTGCACGTAGACTTGCGTCACGTTGTGTTTCAATGGTAATATCTTTCTTCAAGCAGAATGCCAATGCATCGGAGTGCATAACAGCACCAATGTAGGCACCACTTGAAGCACCAGTTACTGTTGGCGACTCAAAAATGTCTACGCCGAAGATACGACCAATGTAGCCACTGCGTAAAACGTCATTGCCTAGGTCACTCAATGCTGGTGTGTTAGCACTGCCTGCGTTGGCTAGAACGTTGCGTAGGTTATAAGTCTGATATGGGTGGAATACACCAACATATGGACCCATTACGCTGTTGTTACGCAAAATTGCCACGGCTTTAAGAATGTCATCTGGTGTCAATTCTGTTTTAGCCATGCCACTTGCTGGAACTTGGCTGAAACCGCTGAACAGAGCAGCAATGTCTTCGTCAACTTTACGAGCCAATGTCTCGCCAAGAATACGACCAATTGCAGCAGCTGAATCATCAGCAGTTGAATCACGAGCCAAGTCAGTTAAAGTGGCCATTACTGCAATTTCATTGGCAGTAAAAGTCTTTTCTGTTGCTGTGATTGTAGTGGCGCTGGCATCACTGTTTTCACCACTGGTAATATTGCTAGTAGCCAGTGTTGGATAGATACCAACGTGTGCAGCCTTACCTGGTTGACCAGTTAGGTTGTAGTTACGGATAAGAGGACGCATAAACGCCTTCTCTTGCATTGTGAATAATGCAGTTTGCTGAATTGTGGTAAACAGACCAGCTAGTGTGGATGTGGTTGAATTTGCCATGATGGGCTCCTTTAATGTTAAATTCTAATACCTTTAGATTTCATATGCTCTTTATAAATGGCCCTATCTTTAGGATCACTCATATTAAGTTTACTGATATCAGGAACTCCAAAATTACCATTGGCCTGCGCTACTGAACTTTGACTGCCTGATCCCATAGGACCTGCTGTGACAAAGTGTGGGTTAGTTGATAAAAATTCATTTACCAATTCATCTGCTGTCATCATTGTGCCATTTTCGTTGTATCTTATGGATCCACGATCATCTAACACTTCGACCTCACCACCATCATTGAGACGGATTTGGTCTTTCAATAACCGCACCACTTGTTGAGGATTCACTGCCTTGCGACTGCTTGCCGCATTAAGCACTGCACCATCAACTTTAATAGTCTGCAATTCTCGTTGTAGTTGTTGAATAGTTTGATCTTTTTTTCCCACAGTGCTTTGTAAAATTTTTTCAAACTCGCCGCGTTTGGCCTGCTCTTCAGTTTGTTTCTTTTCTTCAGCATCTATGAGTTGACGATACTTGTCAACATCTACGCCTTCGTATTGTTTCATAAGTTTAGACCTTTCACGGCTTAATCTTTCTTTGACAATACGATCAATGTCATCTTGGGTAAAACCCGATTTTCCTGCCTGGTTTTCTGCTGTGAAATCTGCTTCAACAGTAGGTTCGCCAGTTACCTGTTCTTCGTTCATTTAAGAGCCTCCTTGTTAGGTGAAGTGAGTAACACCAATCCAGATTGAATCTGTTTGATAAGGTATTTACCATTTAGGTAAATTTTTAATATTTTTTACCTGGGGTTTTTCTTTTCTTGCGATTTGTCTTGGTTCGCATTCCACGTTCTGGTAATGATCTCATGCTCGGCCTCCTCTTTTGGGTTTATTGAACATGGCCTTCTTGGCCTTGGGTGCTGCTTTGCGAGCAACACTGAGTGCAATGGCAATGGCCTGCTTTTGTGGCCTGCCAGCTTTGATTTCAGTGCTGATATTCTTACTGATAGT